CCTCGATTTTTGGGATTTAACGGTGCTTGAAATCAGAGAAATGATTGAAAGCTACAATCGTGTCAATATCCAAAAACAAAAAGAAAAAATAGTTGAATCTTACAGACTTTCGCAGATGATAGCAAACAATGTATCTATGTTGCTTTCAAAAGATGCCAAACCGCTTGAAGTGTGGGACTACGCTCCTGAACTTTTCGAGAAAGAGCGAGAGCAGGTCGAACAAGCAAGATTGGCTCAAGAATTGAGATTGCATCAGGAACGCATGCGCATGTTTGCTGAAAGTCATAATCGAAAATTGAAAATGAAAGGAGAATAGATGGGAGTTACACTTGACGAGCTCAAGGTTATGATTGATGCCGAAATCGCACCTTTCAAAAACAAGATGAAAGAAGTCGAGAATAAGGTCAAAGATGCCTCTAACAAAGTACAGTCATCAACCGACAAAATCAAGGCACAGTCTGGCTCCATGCTAGGTGTATTTGGTAAGCTAGCTAAATTTGCAGGATTTGCGTATCTTGGCAAGAAGTTGCTTGATGTCGGCATGTACTCAACGCAGATGGCTCTTGAAGTCACAGCATCTGTCAACCAAATCAAGCGTCAAATGGGCGAGAGCTCACAGACATTCTTAAAATGGGTAAATGACAACGCAAACGCTATGAACATGGGCGTTGGTGAAGCGACAAAATATGGGGCGGTGTATTCAAACCTATTTTCTGGCTTTATCAAGGACTCAAACAAGTTGAGCGCCTATACTGCTAAGATGCTTCAGACATCGGCAGTAGTCGCAGAGGGTTCAGGTCGTAGCATTACAGACGTTATGGAACGTATTCGTTCTGGTTTGCTAGGGAATACGGAAGCGATAGACTTTTGTCGCACCGCTTAGAAATAGGCGGATTAAGAACTTACCAAAATCGGTAGAACTCTAAATTTTAAGCAATTAAAACATGACGATACCGAGGTAAACTAAGCAATTAAAAAGGCTTAGTCACCGTAGAGCATAGGGATTGAACCTGTGCTTTTTGTTTTGTCAAAAAGTACAGAATAAAATATCCCCACGAGTGGTAAGCACCTAAACAATTCAGTTGTAGGTGAAAATATATGCCGAACTTACAAGAAATTGTAAGAAGTATGGATAAAAAGCCATGCGATAACATTATTGAGAAGATCTAGGAATCAACGTCAATGTGGCCATGATTCAATCGACTGAAGCATTCAAGCGTTTTGCAAACGGACAAAGCTGGGATCAGTTAGATTACCAGACTCAACAGCAAATTCGTTTAATGGCTATCTTGGAGCAAGCGACTGCTAAGTATGGCACGACCTTGTCTCAGTCGGTCAATGGGCGTATTAGCTTGTTTAAATCATTACTCAAGGATGCTGCCTTGAACGTAGGTAACGCATTCTTGCCGATTATCAACGCTATCATGCCAGTCTTGAACTCGTTCGCTATGGTCTTGAAGAATGTGACTGCTAAACTCGCTGAGTTTATCGCATTGATGTTTAACAAGAAAGCGACAGTTAAGGACGGTGTGGCCGGCGCAGTCGGAGACATGAACGGAGCCTTACAAGATGCTTCATCTGGCGCAGGCGACCTCGCAGATGCTATGGGTGATGCTGACGACGCTTCTGGCGGTCTAGCTGACAACCTTGGGGATTCTGCCAAAAATGCGAAGAAAGCAGCCAAAGAATTGCTTGGACTAGCCGGTTTTGACGAAATCACACTCTTGAACAAGAAAGATGATTCGGACGACGGAGGTTCTGGAGGTTCTGGTGGTGGAGGTAAAGGCAAAGGTAAGAAAGGAAAAGGCGGAAGCGGACCTTTCAAAGACATCTTGCCAGAAATAGCCTTGACTGACATAGATAACCAATTCAAGAGCATTTTCGACGGCCTTGGAGATAAGCTGAAAGGCTTAACAGACCTCTTTAGCAAGGGCTTCACCGCTGCATTCAGAGCAGAAGGATTAGAACGCATTAAGATTGGTCTTGGTCAAATCAAGACTACACTTGAAGAAATTGCAACTGATCCACGAGTAGTCAATGCCTTTAATGGCATGACAGAGAAAATCGCTTATGCGCTAGGGCAGATTGCAGGCTCTATCGGAACGGTCGGAGTTGGTATTGGTGTCTTCCTTTCCGAAAGCATAGCAAACGGTCTAGGACGTCAAAAAGAGCGTATTATTCGCTCTCTTGTGGCGGAGTTTGAGAATACAGGCATAATGTTTGCATCGGCTGGAAACATCGCTCGGGCATTCGCAGATGGCTTCTATGACGTCATAACATCGACTGGTGCTATTCGTATTGGAAGTTCGATTGTATCGTCTATTATAGCGATTCGTTCAAGCATTGTAGAGATTAGCTACAAACTCGGCGGTGACCTACTACAAGGCATTGAGAGAAGTGTTACAGACAATATGCCTGGCGTTGCTGAGGCTTTTTCGAATGCATTGTCTGCAATTGCTCCTATTTTCGAGAGTGCTGAAAAAGCAATCAATGATCTGTCAGACTCAATTAGTCGAGTATATGATCAATACATTCGTCCAACGATTGAATCATCAACGAAAGCTATATCAGGCATTATCAGTTTGTTTGTAAAAGGATGGAACGAGAACATACAACCTGTTATTGAAAAACTTGGCCAAGGATTTTCAGACACAATTGACAAGCATATTTTGCCATTTATTCAAAAGATTTTGGATATGGTCGCGAGCTTCCAAGAGATGTCACAAGTCATTAACGCTTATGTAGGTCCTGTAATTGGTTTTATCGTTGAGCAATTAACGAGAGTTCTAGCTCCAACTCTTGAATATATCGGAGAAGTCTTCCGTGTATTATTCAACACAGTTGCTGATATATTCGGAGGCATAGCGGACTTTCTTAAGGGCGTATTTGATATTATCACTGGTATTCTTACGGGTGATATGAGTAAGATTTCCGATGGTTTCACTGAAACGGGCGATGCTATCATGAACATCCTATCAACGCTTCTCACAGCTTTGCTAGATTTAACAGTAGCGGTTTTAAAAGTTATCTGGGACACGATTGTAGCAATCTTCCAAGCAATTTGGGATGGTATCGTGGCTATCTTCACACCGATTGGCGAATGGTTCTCAGAACGCTGGAACGACATCACAACCGTTCTAGCAGACGTAGCTAAATGGTTTGGTGAGACCTTCCAAAAAGCTTGGGATGCTTTGACAAAAGTATTCTCTCCAATCGGTACTTGGTTTGGTGAGCGCTGGAATGATGTGACGACTGCACTTGCTAACGTTGCTACGTGGTTCGGAAATATCTTCAGTAGCGCATACGAAGCAGTCACGAACGCTTTCAGCTCGATTGGGAGCTTCTTCTCAGGAGTTTGGGAAACAGTCAAGAACATCTTCGTAAACGCTGGTCAAATGGTCGGTAGCGCAGTAGGTGGAGCATTCAAAGGCGCAGTTAATGCGGTTCTTGGCACCATTGAAAATGTGGTTAATGGCTTCATTGGCATGATTAATGGTGTTATCGGTCTAATTAACAAGATTCCGGGCGTATCTCTTGGCACGCTTGGATATGTAAATCTCCCTCGATTGGCTCGTGGTGGTATCGTCGATAGTCCGACAGTAGCTATGATTGGTGAAGCTGGTAAAGAGGTTGTCATGCCTCTTGAAAATACTGGATTCTTGCAGACCATGGGGCGCATCGTAGGTGGTGCTGTTGTTAACGCTCTAGGCGGTGGATTGCCACAATCTGGAGGCTTGAGCGGTAGCGGTGACATCGTTATCCAAATCGGCGGACACGAATTTGGTCGTGTAGCCATCCAAGAAATCAATCGAGAACAAGAACGTGCAGGACAAGTCTTGCTTAACATTTAGAGGGAGGTAAAATGGCACGTTTAATTATCAATGGGCTGGCTGTTAAGCCTCCCAAATCTTTTCAAATCGGTATCCAGGATATTGACGGAGATACCGGTCGTAATGCTAACGGTGACATGGTCCGCGACCGTATCACGACCAAACGAAAATTAGATTGTGAATGGGGTATGCTGACTCAGGATGAAATGAGTCAGCTTTTAAATGCCGTATCATCTGAATTTTTCACGGTATCTTATCCAGATCCAATGGTTGGTCAAACCACAAAGACTTTTTACGTTGGGGACAGAACGGCTCCAAGTTATTCGTTTACAAACGAGCTCAAGCCATGGTCGGGCGCTAAATTTAATCTGATAGAAAGGTAAGGGGGTAGAACATGGATATATTCAGACGTAGGAAATTCGATGAAGCAATGTTTGCTAGGAACCGTACTCTTGCTATCAGAGTAGGACAGTATCAGTCAAGTGATATCAAAGAGGCTAGCTTTGATTATGGCTATATAAAGGGTGATGCTTACAAACCGGGCGGAACATGCGCTGGCAGTGGTAAAATCATCTTTTCTAGCATCATTACCACTTTCAATAAACTAGATAAGATTTACCCTGAAATCGGTCTTTTGGTCGATGGAACCTATGAATGGGTCAAAATGGGCGAATACTTCATCAATGATATTGAGATTGACCGGAACCGTAAAACGACCAAGCTCGACCTTATGGACGGGATGTTTAAGTTCAATCGTGAACACATCACATCTCTGACCTATCCTGCTGAAATTAGACAAGTTATCAAAGAGGTTTGTCTAAAAACGGGAGTCGAGCTAGCAAACGAGAACATGGATTTAACATCCATGAATTACCAAATTGAGAAAATTCCCCCTGAGAAAAAAATGACATTCAGAGATGTTTTGAGCCTAGCATCTCAAATGCTTGGGATGTCTTGCTTTTTCAATCGAGAAGGCAAACTCGAAATTAAGGAATTGACAGATTCGGGGATCACGATTACAGCAGATAGCTATTTCATGCATGGATTGACCAAGAGTGAAATCGAGTATCGAATTGCTGGGATAACCTGCAAGAAAGATAAAGAGACACTCACGGTTGGTCTGCGTACGGGTCGCTCGTTAGAACTTGAAAATCGGTTCATGTCTCAATCGATTTTGGATAATCTGTATCAAAAAATCAAAGATATTCGCTATTATCCATATAGCTTGAATTATCAAGGGCATTTATTGCTAAATGTGGGCGAATGGGTGACTATTAAGACAAATACGGGTGAGAGTTTCAAATCTCCAATATTAAGCCAGTCTTTCACATTCAAAGGCGGTCTGCGTGGACGTATCAGCGCAGATAGTAAAGCTGGAAATGATGCGCAGTATTCGTACGCAGGAACGCTCACAAGAAAATTTGAGCAATTCAATGAATTTGAGAAGCAACTTCAAAACCAATTTGAAGAGGCGGACAGAGGACATGACCAAAAGGTCGAAAAACTCAAAAGCGACTTTGACGAGCAAATAAAACTAGCCAAGGCGAAAGCCGAAGAGGTCAAGCAAAGTCTAACAGAGACAATCGACCAACGTTTCAGAAATTTTGATAGCGCAGGTCTGCGTGAGGCTAAGCAAAAATCAGACGAAGCCTTAACGAAAGCGGGTGCTAGTGCCTTACTTGCTGAAGAAGCCAAGCGCATCAGTGAGCAAGCGAAAGACGGGATTGAGAAAGCTAAAGAGTCGTTTTTGGATAGTTTTAAAGCAAATTCTGCCGAACTCGACATTCTAAATGACCGTCTCAAGAAGTTCAGACTTGACCACGCTGAGTTTCGCAGGTCTACAAAAGAAGACATCAAAGGTCTGACTGAGTCTTTCACAAAATTAGGCTCTGATACAAAGAGCGATATCTTAGCGACCAGGACTGAGTTTCAAAAGACCGCAGATGGATTTACACAGCGATTTGAGAGCATCACATCTCAACTGGATAACAAGGCTAACTTGCTAGACTTTCAACGAGTACAAGAGACTAGTAAGTTGTACGAGCGTATTATTGGCAGTAGCGAGTCTGACATTACTGAGAAGGTCGCTCGCATGACCCTGACTAATCAGCTTTTTCAAGTTGAAGTCGGCAAATATGCCAACGTTGGTGGTCCGAATATGCTCCGAAATTCGAGAGCAGACGACGGATTGAAATACTGGATAGAAGCGAATGGCCGATTAGGCTTCACAGCTCACAGCTTCTACTTCAATGGACAAAAGCGCATGTTTGAACTAAGACCAGGAGCAGTCGTTAAAAGCCCACGATTCATTGTCAAGCGAAATACTGATTATACTCTAAATATTTTGGCGTTCGATAATAACTCAAAATATTTCAGGGTTTATTTCTGCAAGCGCGTAAAAGGTTCTGTCTCGGATTATCAAGAGAAAACACTGATTTTCAATGGTCAGCCTCGGTGGGTTGACGGAGCAGTATTCGATAATGGTAGCACAGTCAAAAAATCCGTTACATTTAATGTTGGTAATTTTGACGAGGGCTATCTTCAATTCGAATACGACCGGAACAACCCTAATAAATGGGGCGGTCTGTTCATGACAGAGCTTGATTTTTATGAAGGTACTACTGACCGTAAATGGCAGCCTGCTCCCGAAGATGCGACTCTTGAGACAGACAAGACGCTTGAAGCTACTCAAACAAAAATGACTCAGCTTGCTGGCTCATGGGCAGTTCAGAACATCAATAACGCAGGCGATTTGGTTTCAGGTCTCAATCTTGGAGCCAATGGTCACAATCGACTTGATGGGAAATTGACCCATATCACTGGCGAAACCTTGATTGATAATGCAGTCATTAAATCTGCCATGATAGACAAGCTTAAAACTGCCAATTTTGAAACTGGCTCAGTAACCACAGCTATTCTAGATGCAGAATCCGTAACAGCCGATAAATTGAGGGTTGACCAAGCACTCTTTAACAAACTGTTAGCTAATGAAGCGTACTTGAATCAGTTATTTTCAAAGCAAGCATTCATCAATCGTGTGCAGAGCGTAAGTATTGATGCAAGCCAAATCAGAGCTGGAGTTCTGATGGGCGCAAGTATTACCTCGCTTGATGATTCAATGCGAATCGACACGAATAAAAAAGAATTTTACTTGAACAACAATACATTGTTTACATTTTTCGACCAAAAAGAAGGAATGCATTCTTTTATTGGAACTGGTAGTCGAGCAGTTAACGGTAGTGGTTCTGGAATTTTGATTGGAACAGGTTTAGACAGTGGATCCACGAGTCAACTTAGAAATAACACTAGCAATCGTGATTTGTGGTCAGCGAGAGATGGAATGAGTAGTAGTCTTTTGATTGGGTCAAAGAAAAACGGAAACGGGCAAGCGTGGATTACAACGAATGGAGGTATTTATCTTTCAGCAAGCAAAAGAAAGAACGAAACAGGGGCGGAATTACGACTCGGAGATTTTTTAGGACGTCAGTTCGAAAATAAAGCAGTTCTAACTGCTGATGATGTACTCATCAACTCTAGTAATTCTAGGATTTATTCAAGCGGAAAAATGGAAATTACTGGAGGAACTGGTTCGAGGCTGAAAACTAGTACTGTAACAACGGATAACTTGTATCTCAAAAATAAGGATTTAGTCGCTTATTTCAACAATTTAGCTGATTTTGTTGTAAGAATCGCTCAAAATGCAGGATGGTCAAATGTAGGAAATTACAAAATTTAAAAAAGGATGATAAGATGAACTCAACAGAAGAAAAAATTATAAGCGAATTATCGTTTCAAATCGCACAATTTAATTTCGAGAAAACGAAAGCTAAAGTCTTGTATGATGAGGCGATACAAGAGCTAGAATTTTTGAAATCAATTTTAGACTCAGATGAAGAGCTCAAAGCGAAATTTGAAGAAGTGAAAGGAAAAATGACAAATGGCAATTAACAATTATGAACTGGTGAATAAACCTTACACAAGAGGTTTGGGAGATAGCACGGTTACAGTCGTTGAAATTCGTCTGTCTGAAGGAAATCGTTACAGTACGAATATGCGTGAACTCGCAGGAGACCGCACGACTGAGCAAGAGGACGTCTTAATTCAAGCCGTGCTAGATATTATCAAGGCTGAGCTAGATCCAGGCTCAGCAATCGTGAAGGCACAAGCTAAACTTGAAGAGGCCGAGCATAAAATCGCTGAGAATGCAACTAAGCAAAATGAACTCTCTGAACTCGTTAAGCAGACTCAAGAGAACGCTCGCTTGAACGGTAAATTGCTTCATATCATGGTCTTGAACTCTGTCATGAGCAAGAACATTGCTTATGGGACGATTTACAAAGAGTTAGTTGAACTCATCCCACTTGCTGAGGTCGGCAAAACGTACATGGCAAACGACCTCATCACGATTGAGGATTCTAGCCATGTTGAAGTAAATGGTGAAGGCAAGCGCATCCTAGTGCAGCTTAACAAAGAATTCACATACAACGGTGAACCAGTCAGCGCATTTGCTACAAATGGTGCCCTCGAGCAAAACGGAACGGGTGTCGCTTGGAAATTTGAAGGTAAAGAATAGGGGTGCTTATGCAAATCGAATTTTTCCATTTTTTTCGTAGCGTAGTCCAGACTGAAGACGGCCTGGTCTTGTACGCTCTAGCACTGATCGTTTCAATGGAAATCATTGATTTTTTAACTGGAACGATTGCTGCTATTGCAAACCCTGACATTGAGTATAAGAGCAAAATCGGCATTAATGGGCTCCTTCGTAAGATTTTAGGGGTCCTTTTGCTGATGATCCTCATTCCGATGTCTGTACTCTTGCCTGAAAAGACAGGTTTCGCATTCTTGTACTCGATCTATCTCGGATACATCGCATTTACTTTTCAATCACTCATTGAAAATTACCGCAAACTAAAAGGAAATGTCACTCTTTTTCAGCCAATTTTAAAAGCGTTTCAGCGCTTGTTTGAAAAAGATGACGACAAAAATAAAGGAGAATAACACATGTCACAATTTAACGAAATCATTATTGCATTTGCTACAGGCTTTTTAGCAGTAGCCACAGGCAGTATCATCAAAGCAGTAAAAGATTACCTTTTGCGCAAAGGCGGAGAGAAGACAATTAAGATTGTTGAAATCTTGGCTAAAAACGCAGTCAATGCCGTGGAGCAAGTCGCTTCTGAAACTGGCTATAAGGGTGAAGAGAAGCTGGAGCAAGCACGCACTAAAATCCGTGCTGAGCTTACCAAATACAATATCAGCATGACCGATAAAGACTTAGACACATTCGTCGAGTCAGCGGTCAAGCAGATGAATGAAGCCTGGAAAGGAGAATAATAATGGATATTGATACAAGTAGACTAAGAACTGACTTACCACAAGTGGGGGAGCAACCATACAGACAAATTCATGCACACTCAACAGGAAATCCAAATTCAACTGCCCAAAACGAAGCGGACTATCATATGCGTCGTCCTGTTGATTCTGGCTTCTTCTCTCACGTTGTCGGCAACGGCCGTGTGATGCAGACCTGGTACACAGACATGGGAGCTTATGATGTAGGCGGAGGCTGGAACGTTGAAGGCTATGGACAAGTAGAATTGATTGAGAGCCATGCTACTAAGGAAGAGTTCATGCGCGATTATAAGCTCTATGTTGAACTACTGCGAAACCTTGCTGATGAAGCAGGCATTCCGAAAACGCTGGACTCTGACAGCCTAGCAGGAATCAAGACGCATCAGTATTGCACATACAATCAACCTCGAAACTACTCTGACCATGTGGATCCATACCCTTACTTGGCAAAATGGGGCATTAGCCGTGAGCAATTCAAGAAAGATATTGAAGGTGGTCTATCTGAAGCTGGCTGGAAACGTAATGAAACCGGCTGGTGGTGGGAGGAGTCAGATGGCTCTTATCCGACAAAACGCTGGAAGAAAATCAATAATGAGTGGTTCTACTTTGATGAACGTGGCTATTGCTTAATCAATCGCTGGTTCAACGATGGTAAAGACTGGTTCTATCTTGATAAGCGTGGGGCAATGGTCACAGGATGGATGTTCCTTAACCATCGCTGGTATTTCTTCAAGTCAGATGGACGTATGGCCACTGGTTGGGTGAAATACCGTGAAACCTGGTATTTCATGGAAGAAAAAGATGGCTATATGCTATCTAAGCAATTCATTAAATCTGGTGATGGCTGGTACTATTTGAAAGCCAACGGTGAACTTCACACAGATCCAGCTTTCAAAACCGAACCAGACGGGCTTATCACTATAGTTGACAAACCAAAAGAAGAAAAATAAGAAAGGACTTTCAAATTAGATTACACTAGACCGCAGGCTAAGGCTTGCGTTTTTTTGTTTGCCCAAAAATACGCTTGATAATCGCTTGAAACCCTTGAGAAACACTTATAGATAGAGGTTAAGAATAATACTTTTCGCTTGAATATCGTTTGGTTGCTCTGGAAAGGTTGGATTTAAAATCCAAGCTATTTCTCCGAAAGTACTTTCAAAATCAAAAAAAGTAATGATTTTCTTCACTACTTTTTTAATTTTCTACGAATAGATAAGTAGGAGGAAG